TTAATGTAACTGGTATTGCTACAGTTCAAGATAAACTTCATCTTCTTGATAATGATGTAGCACATTTTGGTGGTTCTCTTGGAGAAAATGGAGATCTTCAAATATCACATTCAGGATCACATAGTTATATTAAAGATGCTGGAACAGGTGATTTACGTGTAACAGGAACTAAAATTGATATTCGTAATGCTGCTGATAATGCTTCTCAAGCAGTTTTTAATGAAGGTTCATCTGTTAATCTATTCTTTAATGGTGCAGATAAACTTCAAACTCGTATTGATGGAGTTAATATTACTGGAACACTAGAAACTGATGCATTATTAGTTACTGGTGTATCAACTTATCAAGGACAATCAAACTTCACTGGTAAGATGGTTGTTACTGGTGGAGTTGAGATTGATAATATTGGTATTTCATCTAATATTATTGCTACCAGATCTGGTGCAGGAAATCAATTATATATTGACCCATATCCAGATGGTTTAAGTAATGAAGGTACTGTTATCATTAAAGGTGACTTACAGGTTGACGGTACTCAAACTACTGTTAACTCTACATCAGTTACTTCAAATGAGACTATATTTAAATTAGGTGATGTAACAAGTAGTAGAACAGTCACAACAACAGTTGGTACTGGTGTTTCTGCAATTGTTCTTGATAGTCTTACTGGTATTAATACTGGTGATACTTTAACTCATGCTTCATTACCTGGAGCAGGTAGAACTACAGTTCATTCTTATAATACTGGTTCTAAGACAGTTTATATTGATGGTACAACTACTGCTGGTATTGCAACTGCAGTTCAAATAACCATTACTCATGCGTATGATACCAATACTGATCGTGGTATTTCATACAACTACAATACTGGTATTGGTACAGCAAATACTAAACTTGGATTCTTTGGATATGATGATTCTACTGGTAAGTGGACATTTGTTCCAGATGCAACAGATACCAATAGTACTATAACTGGTACTAAAGGTTACCTAGATATTAAAGGTATATACTATCAATCTGGTGATTTTTCTACCAGTGGAGTCGTATACTTTGATAATACTGGATTACAAAAATCTACAGTAGCACCTGCTTCTGGTATTAGTACATCAAACTATGTTCTAACAACAACTGCTGCTGGTACACCAACTTGGACTGACACCCTAGACGGGGGAACTTTTTAATTAACTAACTATGGCTAATCAAACTGACGTTGACATTAATGTTTTGATTCAGATTTATAATGCTAAATTAGCACAACTCTCAAATCAGAATGTCTTATTAGAGGCAAAAGTACAAACTCTAACCCAAGATTTCTTGGATGAGAAAAATGACCTTCTCGCAAGTCTAAAAGAATTGCAAGAAAAACATGACACTTTACTAGAAGAATTAGAAGACGATGAAACCAGCAAATAGACAAGACTTTATAGAATATTGTTTAAGGAAGCTGGGTGCTCCTGTACTGGAGATAAATGTTGATGATGAACAGATAGAAGATGCTGTTGATGACGGCATTCAGATGTTTAATGAGAGGCATTTTGATGGTGTTGAGAGAATGTATCTCAAATATCAAATAAGTCAGGATGATATTGATAGAGGTAGAGCAATAAATGATAGTGGTAGTACAAATACTGCAGGTATAGTTACTACTGTAGGTACATCTAGTACAATAACTGGATATGGAGCTACAACTAGTAATTGGTATGAGACTTCCAATTTCTTACAAGTTCCAGATTCTGTAGTTGGTGTAGAAAAAATATTTAAGTTTGATTCCAGTTCTATATCTTCTGGAATGTTTAGTATTAAGTATCAGTTATTTTTAAATGACTTATACTACTTCAATTCAGTTGAACTTTTACAGTATGCAATGACTAAGACTTATTTGGAGGATATTGATTTCTTATTAACACCAGATAAGCAAGTAAGATTTAATAAAAGACAGGGTAGATTATATTTGGATATGGATTGGGGTGCTCAAACTGTAGATAATTTCTTAGTTCTTGATTGTTTTAGAGCATTAGATCCTGAAGACTTTAATCAGATTTATAATGATATATTCTTGAAGGAGTATGTTACCTTATTGATTAAACGTCAATGGGGACAAAATATGATTAAATTTAGGGGAGTTAAACTTCCTGGTGGAATTGAAATGAATGGTCGTGAAATATATGATGATGCAGAAAGATCATTAGAAGCTCTTAGAGAAAGGATCAAACTTGAGTATGAGTTACCACCACTGGACTTTATAGGATAACATGGCTTTAAATTCTTATTTTTTACAAGGTGCAGATAGTGAACAAAGACTTGTTCAGGATTTAATCAACGAACAGTTGAGGACTTTTGGTGTTGAAGTAACTTATATACCAAGAAAATTTGTTAATAGACAAACTGTTATTGAAGAAGTTCAAACTTCTAAATTTGATGATAATTTTCAGTTAGAAGTCTATGTTAATAACTATGAAGGATATGGTGGTCAGGCTGATATTATGACCAAGTTTGGTATGAGTATAGTTAGAGACGAATTAAGTGTAACAATATCTAAAGAAAGATTTGAAGATTTTATTGGTGCGTTTTTGGTTGCTCTTCCAGATGAAGAAGTTATAGTAGATAGTAGACCAAAAGAAGGAGATTTAATATTTTTCCCATTAGGTGGTAGATTATTTGAAATTAAATTTGTTGAGCATGAAGATCCTTTCTATCAGTTAGGTAATACTTATGTTTATCAATTAAAATGTGAACTCTTTGAATATGAGAATGAGGTTATTGATACTTCTATTGAGGAGATTGATGAAATTGTCGAAGATGAAGGATTTATTACAACACTTAAGGTAACTGGAGCAGGAACTACTGCTGCTGCAACTGCAGTGTTATCTCAACCATCTGGTTATATAAGAGAACTTAGATTACTTCAGGATGGTAGTGGTTATACAGCAACTCCAACAGTTGCTATTTCTACTACAGGTAACGCAGCAGGACAAGACGCTAGTGCCGTTGCAATTACTACTGTCAGGCAAGGTGTCCATTCTATTGAAAGAATTGTATTAACTGATGCTGGATCTGGATATACTTCACCACCTACAGTTACAATTGTTGGTGGTAATGGATCTGGAGCAACTGCAGATGCAATAATAGAAACAACTCAAAGAGGTGTTAAGAGTATTACTCTTACTAATCAGGGTGCTGGTTATCCAACTCCTCCTATAGTAACTATTGCAGGACCAGGCGGTGCTGGAACTACTGCTACTGCTGAAGCAGTTGTTAATGCTGATAATGTGCTTACTTCTCTAAGAATTACAGATCCAGGTCAAGGATATACATCTGTTCCTAATGTTGTTATTGCTGCACCTGCAACTTCTGGAGTTGGTACATTCTACTTTAATGAGGTTGTTCATGGACAAAGTTCAGGAACTGACGCAAGAGTTAAAGATTGGGATGAAGATACTGGAACTCTTAAGATATCTCAAGTAGGTATAGGAACTACAGTTTCTGGCTTCATTCAAGGTGAAACTGTTATTGGTACATCATCAACAATTACTGGAGAATTTGCTCAGTATGTTGTTGATGAATGGGACAATAGAGATATATATGATGAGTTCGATTCTAATGATGAATTTGAAGATGCAGCAGATGATTTATTAGACTTTACAGAATCCAATCCATTCGGTGTATATTAATGTTAGGTACTTATTATTATCATCAAATATTAAGAAAGACAGTTATTGCTTTTGGTACGATATTTAATGATATTCGCATACGACACAAATCTTCTACTAGCGTTCCTGGTGGTGAAATAAGAGTTCCATTGGCTTATGGTCCAATGCAGAAATTCTTAGCAAGACTGGAGCAAAATCCAGATTTGAATAGAGCAGTTCAAATTACATTGCCAAGAATGTCTTTTGAGATGACTAATATTACATATGATGCAACAAGAAAGTCTGGTATAACTCAAGTATTCAAAGCACTTGATGATAATAAAAAAATAAGAAGGGTTTATATGCCTGTTCCATATAATATAGGATTTGAATTAAATATTTTAACTAAATTAAATGATGACGCATTACAGATTGTAGA